AACGGGACCACAAAAATCGTTCTTTAAATTTTGCATACTCTAAGTTACAAATACCAAAAGAATTAATTCGTACTGAACATCAACGTGGCATCTATTTTTCACCACTCTACAATAATACAAATGAATTTCTCCGTAAGGAAATTACCGATTCTAAACTGGTAAAGTCGTTTGATACTAGTGAAGAAACTCTTGGCAATATTTGGAAAACCAAATATGCTAAAGGTAGAATTAGGCAATTACAGAAAAAAGGCAACGTTTCATATGAAACCCTTTTCTATGATGACCTAATTTATCTGTCTTGGGAAGAAACCAAGGCAAAATATCTGCCACAAGTTGGCAGATAATCAAGTATACCGCAAATATACTTGACAATGACACTACATAATGTTATGATGTGTTCACTCGTTGAAAATTATTGAGGCGAGATTTTTGTTATTAACTTTAATATGGAGTTTTAAATCATGGCTAAATTATCAGCTAAAGAGCGTATGCTCAATGCATTGTTGAAATCTGAAGGTTACAACACTTTTACAACCGAACAAGCTCAACGCCGTTTCGGTATCACCAACGTTTCTGCTCGTATTTCTGAGTTGCGTCAAGAAGGTTATGCCGTTTACGCAAACAAGAAAACTATCAACGGCGAGAAGAAAACCGTTTATCGTTTGGGTACACCAAGCAAGTCTTTTAAAGCTCAATGCCGTGCAAATGGTGTTCGTGCTTTCTCAGCTTAATCTAAGCTAGTTGTTTAGGGATTCCACGAGAGTGGAGTCCCTTTTTTTATTTCTCGGAGAACAAATGGAAATTTCAATTAAAAAAGAAGAACTATCAAAAAAGAGCCTATTTGTTGCAACACCCATGTATGGCGGCATGAATCACGGTCTTTATATGAAGGCTTGCCTTGACTTACAAGGTCTGTGTGTGCAATATGGCATTGCAATTAAATTTTCATTTCTTTTCAATGAATCTTTAATTACCCGTGCAAGAAATTATTTGGTTGATGAATTCATTCATCGTTCAGATTGTACGCACATGTTGTTTTTAGATTCTGATATTCATTTTGATCCTAGAGATGTGATTGCTTTATTGGCACTCGATAAAGATGTATCTGGTGGTCCTTATCCTAAAAAGGCAATCAAATGGAAATCTGTAAAACGTGCAATCGAAAAAAATCCTGATATTGATCCTTCTGTTTTGGAAAAAGTTACAGGCGATTACGTTTTTAATCCTGTTAAAGGTACTGCACAATTTACTGTATCTGAACCGTTGAGTGTTTTAGAAATTGGTACAGGCTTCATGATGATTAAACGTGATGTGTTTGCAAAGATGGAAGAAGCGTATCCTATGATTCGTTATAAACCAGACCATGTAGGTCAAGCAAACTTCGATGGTTCACGATACATTCATGCTTTCTTTGATACTGTGATTGACAGTAAAGACAGTATTACTGGTGGCGGTTCTGACCGTTATCTATCAGAAGATTATATGTTTTGCCAAATGTGGCGTAAAATTGGCGGAGAAATTTATTTGTGTCCTTGGATGAGAACTTCACATATTGGTACGTATCATTTCCAAGGAGATATGCCAGCTGTGGCTAATTTTGTTGGAGAAATGTAATGTCTACTTGGACTTTATCTGAAATACCTGAAGAAGAAAAAATCAAAGTTATGTTGGAAAAAAATAGGTTAGTTGATGAAGCACCTTACCATCCTGGATATGAAGATGCAGCAATGAATCCTGGAGTTTCACCTATTGACTTTAAAAATTATCCAAATACTTGGTCATCAGCAAATCCAGAAATGGAAAAAGGTCGTAAATTTGATGGTGGTAAATTAGAATATGGTTTGTTACCACCACTTGCACTAGAAGAAGTGGTTAAGGTATTGACTTTTGGTGCTCAAAAATATGACCGAGATAATTGGCAAAAAGTACCAGATTCAAAGCGTAGATATTTTGATGCACTACAGCGCCATGTATGGGCTTGGAAAACAGGTGAACAAATTGACCAAGAATCCGGTATTCACCATTTGGCACATGCAATGTGTTGCCTAATGTTTTTATATGAACACGATGTTAAGTATTCCAAAGAATAACTTGACATTGTATTTTGAATGTAGTATTATGAATGAACTTTTACATAATGGAGATTTAAATGAAGTTATCTAATGAAACACTATCTGTATTAAAAAACTTTGCCAATATCAATTCTGGTATTGAGTTTAAACAAGGAAATAAAATTGCAACAATGTCACAAGGCAAAACTGTTCTTGCCAAGGCAACATTGAAAGATGATTTTCCACAAACTTTTTGTGTTTATGATTTAAATCAATTCTTGTCTGTACATTCTTTAAACAAAGATACAGAAATTGATTTTGATGATGCAAATGTTATTTTTAAATCTGGTCGTTCCAAAATCAAATATCGTAAAACTGAAAAGACGATGATTGTAACTCCACCAGAAAAAAGTTTGACTCTTCCATCTGTTGATGTTGAGTTTACTTTAACAGAAGATGACATGAATCAAATTTTAAAAACGGCTAGCGTACTACAATCTCCACATATTTCTGTTGAATCTGATGGGGATAAAATTTTCTTGACAACATATAATGCAGCAGATAATTCTGCACATACGAATTCTATTGAAGTTTCAGAAGGTAATGGCAATAAGTTTCATATGGTATTCTTAACAGATAATCTTAAAATGATTACTGGTACATATGATGTACAAATTTCATCCAAAGGTTTATCTTTATTTAAAAACAAAAATGTTGATATTGAATATTTTGTTGCAACAGAATCCAAGTTTTCAAAATACGGAGAATAACAAATGTTAATCTATTTTACAGATGCAATTACAGAGCAACAGGTGGCTGTTAATCCAAAGTATGTTACAGTAGTATTTACTGCACATGAAGGTGAAATGAGTGGTAAAACTATTATCACTCTTGTTAATGGAAATATTGTTGTAACTCAATCTTTGATTGATGTCGTTGGCGCCTTACAGGCACAGTTACAATAAGTATTAATTCGTGGTATATTATATTATGAGGTGTGTGAATGGAACATTTATTATGGGTGGAGAAGTATAGACCACAACGAGTAGAAGATTGTATTCTTCCCGAATCAATCAAAACTACTTTTCAAGAGTATGTCAATAGAAAAGAAATACCAAACTTACTATTATCAGGTAGTGCCGGCGTTGGAAAAACTACAATCGCAAAAGCTCTCTGTGAAGAAGTTGGCTGCGATTATATTATTATCAACGGCTCTGATGAGTCTGGTATTGATGTTCTTCGCAATAAAATTAAAAACTATGCTTCATCGGTCTCTCTTATGGGCGGCCGCAAAGTTGTAATCATTGATGAGGCAGATTATCTAAATCCAAATTCAACTCAACCTGCCATGCGTGGTGCGATTGAAGAATTTGCGTCTAATTGTTCCTTTATTTTTACTTGTAACTTTAAGAATCGTATTATTGATCCGATTCATTCTCGTTGTACCGTTATTGATTTTAAAATTAATGGCCAAAAACCAAAAATGGCCGCACAATTTTTTAAACGAGTAGAATGGATTTTAGAACAAGAAGGAATCACATATGATAAAGAAGTTGTCGCAGCTGTTATCACGAAACACTTTCCGGACAATCGCAGAATTCTTAATGAACTTCAGCGATATTCTGTATCAGGTACAATTGATAAAGGTATTCTGTCTAGTGTTGCTGATATACAACTTGCTGATTTACTTAGAGCCCTCAAAGAGAAAGACTTTTCTGCTGCACGTAAATGGGTCACAAACAACCTCGATAACGACCCAGCAAGAATCTTCCGTAAACTCTACGACAGCCTTTACGAACCACTAAAACCAAATTCTGTTCCACAATTGGTTTTAATTCTGGCCAAATATCAATATCAGGCAGCGTTTGTTGCTGATCCAGAAATTAATCTAATTGCTTGTCTAACAGAAATTATGGTAGAGTGTGAATTTAAATGAAAAAATTAGTCATTGTTGGTGGCGGTACCGCAGGATGGTTAACCGCTGCATATCTTAAAAAATTCAATACAGACCTTGATATTACTTTAATTGAATCTCCAGATATTCCCAAAATTGGAGTAGGTGAAAGTGTTACCCCTCACGTTGCGGCATTCTTTCATGCCTTGGGTATTGATGATTTTACATGGATGAAATTTACAGGTTCTATTCATAAGTATGCCAATAAATTTATTAATTGGAAAACAGGAAACGGAGAATATGAATACTTTAGTTTTAGTTATCCTACAGATGTAAAATTGTTGTTGAACGAAATTGACTTTGTTACTCAACCAGACCAATGGCGATTTGGTGAAAATACTGTTCGAACAACAGATACTTTCATAAAATTGAATTTTGATAAATTTGACAAATATTGGAATAGTCAATTTTATTATATGGAAAAAAATGTCAGTCCTTTTGATGAAAGAAAGTACCTACTTAATACAAACTACAGTTACGCACAACATATCAATGCGGACATGGCAGCTGAGTTTATTAGAGACCGTGTTGCAAAACCCCATGGCGTGAAACATATACAGTCTAAGATTAAAGACATCATTCTCAAATCAGAAAACCAAATTGACCATGTCGTATTGGAAGATGATACTGAACATAAATTTGATTTTTATGTAGATGCTTCTGGTTTCAGTCGTGTTCTAATAAAAAAATTAGGTTGGGAATTTAAAGAATACAAAAATAATCCAATCAATAGTGCGTATGTGTGTCAAACCGATTATAGTGATCCAGAAACAGAGATGGTTAACTACACACAAAGTATAGCAGAGCCTTGTGGATGGAGATTTAAAATTGGTTTATATCACCGAATGGGTAATGGTTATTGTTTTAGTAATAAACATATTACAAACGAAAAGGCTTTAGATTATCTTAACCAACAAGTTAATTTAAAAAGAAAACAACCAAGATTATTAACATGGACGCCAGAACGATTGGTTTGTCCTGCACAAGGCAATGTAGCTGCGTTAGGGTTAAGTGCAGGTTTTGTTGAACCACTTGAAGCAAATGCATTATATACTATCGTCAATAGCATTCGCCATTTGAGTGAAGCACTTCATAAAAATAATTTTAAAGATTACAATAAAAAAGTTAATGCTAGCATAGACGATATTGCTGATTTTATTTTAGTTCACTACACTCTTAGTTCCAGAACCGATACTGATTTTTGGAATGACATGAGAGAAATTGGTATAAAAGAAAATCATAAAGAATTAGTTTATCAAAAATATATGAATAAGTATAACACCATATATGCAGCACTAGAAGGTTATACATTATTTCCTGAATATATGTGGGCTCAGTTGGCTCATTCTTGGGATTTAGATATGAGTAAATGGACAAATAAACAATTTAATCAATTAGATTTAGATTTGACTAAATTACATTTCGAATCTTTAGAAAAGAAACACAATCTCATAAGTAACACTAGAGATAGTAATTACCAATGGTTAAAAAATAATGTATTTGATGGTCTGGCGCCAAGCGAATGGGAAGAAAAATATGCCAGACCTGTTTAAAGAAATTATACCATCAATTTTACAAACCAAAAAGTCTGTAATTAATGATGATATAGATTTAAAAGACTACACACCATTTGTGGTCAACCGTGCTTTATCTTATCATATTGATTGTGTTTTATATGCCAATGAGATGAACCTTCATCCGGACTTGGAAAAAGACCTTCAATATCAGTATCTTCTAAATACTATACGACCGATGAAACGGAAATTCCAACCGTGGCAGAAAGCATCGGATGACAAGAATATAGAATCCGTAAAACAGTATTTTGGTTATTCCAACCAAAAGGCTAAAGAAGCTTTACGAATTCTGAATGAAGAACAAATCGCTGAAATAATAAGAAAAACAGATAAAGGCGGAAGATGATTAACATTACTGATTTGGTTGAAGTTACATTAAATCAACAAGATGATTTTTTAAAGGTTAGAGAAACTCTAACCCGTATTGGTGTAGCATCTAAAAAAGACAATACTCTATATCAGTCTTGCCACATCCTACACAAAAGGGGCCATTATTATGTGGTACACTTTAAAGAGTTATTTGCTTTGGATGGCAAACCTACTGATATTACCGAAAACGACCTATCACGTAGAAATGCAATCGTTAAGCTTTTGGAAGATTGGGGATTGGTAACTGTGGTAAAGAAGGAACAGGTAGAAAACCCACCGCCCATCTTTTTATCGCAAATTAAGATACTTTCCCACAAAGAAAAAGACGAGTGGCAACTGGTACCAAAATATAATATTGGTAAAAAACCAAATACCGCTTGACAATTAGTTAGGTTTATGTTATAAATATACTTGTGATAAGCTTTATTATCACATTTTAAACACACACACACAAAGGAAATAAAATGATAAAAGATATCAAACCACAACTTCCAGAAGTTAAATTCAACAAAAACGGTTATGAAATCCGTACAGAAGTCCTCGATATGGCCAAAGGTCTTATCACCGAGGAATATCACTCTAAGTTTGCCGGTTGGGAAATGAGTGCAAAACGTGATGAAAAAACTGGTCAAATCATTACCACAGTTGGTATGCCAACATTCCCAGGTCTTGATGAGGTACTATCTGCCGCAGAAAAGATGTATGCATTTGTGAATACTGGTTCAGGTAAAAAATGAACTGGTGGCCTGTTACCGATGAAGAATGGGAACAGTTGAATTATCCAAGCGGTAGGTAATAAAGGGGGCTCTTGACAGCCCTCTTTCTTTAAGTTATAATTATATCATGAAAAAATTCAAACAAGGTGACCGAGCTGTTACCACTATCTTACAGAAGGTTCGTTCTAAATCGAACTCTGATGTCTATTACACCTATCGCCATTGGGAAACTAATGAGATTGACGGTATAACTTTTATTCCTGTGGTAAAAGAACTTCCTGATCCAAAGAAAAATCAGGTGATTCATTATATGCGTAAAGATAATATGGAGTATATTAAGTGAATAGAATTGAAACATGGAACATCAATCAGCGTAGACTTTTTGAACCAAGTAGCAAAGAAGATTTAAAAATTGTTAGAAAGTATTTTCATACAAATTCATGGGGTAAATCGGGTTGTCCATTTTATTTGGAGTGGCCTTATTTGGATATACCTTGTATGTTGAGAGATAAAATTACAAATTATGCATTGAAAGGTGTACAATGAATTGGTTAAAATATTCAGGTTGCAACATCATTTTGAAATTGAATCCTTTTCATTGGAGATTTTGTTGTAAGTATAATAAAACAAATGAGGCTTGGGAAACAGATCACCTTAGCCTGGAATTATTTCCAATTACAATTCGTGTTTGGATTGATAATGGGAGTTGGTAAAAGTTTATGGGCCGGTAGCTCAGTTGGTTAGAGCAGAGGACTCATAATCCTTTGGTCGAAGGTTCAAGTCCTTCTCGGCCCACCAATACTGCCCATAGTTAAATGGATATAACACTAGCCTTCTAAGCTTGCGTTCCAGGTTCGATTCCTGGTGGGCGGACCAGAAAGTATAATATGAAAAATAAATTTATTCTTGCGTATATGGATGTAGCTCAAAGATTTGCTGAGTTATCTTCTGCAAAACGATTAAAAGTTGGCGCTATTGTAGTAAAAGACGATAGAATTATTTCTATTGGATACAATGGTATGCCTGCTGGCTGGACAAACGAATGTGAAGAAGTGGTAGAAGTTCACGAAGATGGTGGAATTATCACCAAAACCAAACCTGAAGTGATCCACGCAGAAGCTAATGCCATCGCTAAACTGGCCAAAGGCAACGAATCAGGAGATGGATCCACCATGTTCCTGACCCATGCACCGTGTATAGAGTGTGCAAAACAAATTTATACTGCTGGAATTAAATCGGTATATTATCGAGATTCATATAAAAACACAGAAGGTATTGATTTTCTTCAAAAATGTCCTGTGTCTATCACCAAACTAGAAGTATAATTTCACCTGGTGAAATCAAAGTAGTTCATAAATAACTGTAGCGGCATCTTGTCATTTATTGGGTCAATTAATTAAGGAGACCTAAAATGCAGTTGAGTATAGTTGGTTGTCCCGATAAAAAACGCTTTAGACCGTTTGTGAAACGGGCTGCTACATTTTATGCAAATGAACTGATTTCTCCCAAAATGTTGGAGAACATATTTGTTCGCATAAAATTCAACAATAAAATTGATGCTTATGGATATGCTTCTGTTGAAAACTACAACGATAGTGGTAAACCTAGAGAGTTTGAAATAGAAATACATCCAGGTATTGGCGCTTACGATATATTAAAAACATTGGCTCATGAAATGGTTCACATTAAACAATATGTTTATGGTGAAACAAACGAAAGATTAACTCGTTGGAAAGGTCAAAGAGTTGATGCTGATAGTGTTGATTATTGGGTTCAACCTTGGGAAATAGAAGCACACGGTTTTGAAGCCGGTCTATTTACAAAATTTGCTATTAAAGAAAAACTTTGGGAAGTATTTAAAGGTGTTGTTAATCCCGATTCACCAATAGATATAGAACCTTTAGGTTGGAAAAACCAAGAATTTGAAGAACTTCAATTAACTCTGTTCTAATCAGAATAACTAAATATACCTGTAATTAATTTTTTAGATAGAGTGTTATGAGATTAAAACCTTTTAAAGAGTTTGACAAAACTCATTATGAAAAATACGCACAGTTTGATGGTAAAATACTCATCATTGGTTATGGCTCTGTTGGCCAAGCTATTCTTCCCGTCATTTTAAGACACCTTGTTGTAGAACCAAAAAATATTACCGTATTAGAAAGAGATGACCATAGGTCAAGATTCTTGCAATATCATGCTGGTTCTGGTGTAAACTATGTTCGCAAAGAAATTACACCAACAAACTATAAAAAAGAATTATCAAAGTATGTTGGTGAAGGTGATTTAATCATCAATGCATCATTAAACATTGAAGCGCAAGCTCTGTTAGAATGGTGTATGGAAAATGGTGTAATGGAAATTGATACATCACTTGAAAGATGGGAACATGATCCTGATGAAACTATTCCAAAACTTTCCGATAGAACATTGTTTCATACACACAACGTTGTTCGCAAAGCAATGCAACCATATGTCGGTGGACCAACTTGTTGCGTAACTCATGGTGCTAATCCTGGTTATGTCACACATTTAACAAAACGTGCTCTTTTAAAACTTGCCGCAAAACGTGGCAAAAAAGTTATGACACCAACTTCAAAAGAAGAATGGGCTCAGTTAATGAAATCACTCAATGTTAAAGTGATTCATATTGCTGAACGTGACCAACAAGTTATTGATGAGCCAAAAACCAAAAACGAATTTACAAATACTTGGTCATGCGAAGGATTTTGGGCAGAAGGTCGTGCTCCTACTGAAATGGGTTGGGGAACACACGAAGATAAACATCCAGAAAATGGTCGTTCACAAGGACCTGCAGCATACTTAATGCAACCTGGTGTAACAACATTGATGCGTTCATGGGTACCCGATGGCGGTCAATATAACGGATACTGTATTCAACATTCTGAATCTGTTACAATGAGCCAATACTTTGAAACCAAAGACCGTTCATTTAGACCATCCGTATATTATGTTTATCAACCAAGTGATGCAGCTCTTGCTTCATTACATGAGATGCGTGGTAACGAATTAGATTTACAAAAAGAACAACGTATTCTAAAAGATGAAATTGTTTCTGGTATGGATGAATTAGGCGTACTGTTAATTGGTGATGATTTTGCTTTTTGGCATGGTTCACAATTAGACATTCATGGTGCTCGTAAATTGGTAGAAGGTGAAAATGCCACTTCATTACAAGTTGCCGGTTCTATGTTGGGTGCCATTGTTTGGATGATTAATAATCCAAATATGGGTTATGTTGAGCCTGAAGAATTACCATTTGAAGAAATTTTAGAAATTGGTGATATGTATTGGGAACCTCTGGTAAGCGTTTTATCGGATTGGACACCAAGTCAAGATACCAATTCTCTATTTTACCGTGAATATGACAAATCTAATCCATGCAAATATGAAAACTTTAGAGTATGGACTTGACAAACAAATTAATTTAGTTTATAATAACCCTAGGCAAAAATCTAGGGTTTTTTATTTGGGGGATATATGGAAAAATATTGGGGATATCATTTAATATTAGACTGTTCTGGTTGTGATTCAAAACAAATTAATCAGAAAACAAACATAGAAAATTTTTTAGTTGAACTTATAAATGAAATAAAAATGGTTGCTCATGGTAAGCCAATTATTGAATTGTTATTACCAGGAGAATCAAATGAAGGATATAGCGTACTTCAAATGATTACTACAAGCAATATATCTGCTCATTTTGTTAATAAAACCAAAGAAGCATATATTGATGTTTTTTCTTGTAAAGAATTTAATCCTGATGTTGTCTGCAAAGTTGTCAATAAATTTTTTTCACCTAAAAATATGAAAGTTAATTTTGTCATTAGAAATGCTTCGTGAACATATTAAAGAATGGATATTAAAAATATCTTTGCCTCAAGATAATCTTGGAGGTATGGCTATTTGTCCTTATGCTAAATCTGCTCAGTTTGATTTAGTTGAGAGTGATGGTTTAGACCTAAGTCCTCCACCTTGGCATTTTGAAATCATTATCTATAAACTTCCTGATTCTTTTACAGAACAACAACTGTTTGATTTGGCCAAAAAAGCCAATTTCGATTTTGATGATACAATATATTTACCTGACCATAAAGATAGAAATACTTTTATTAATGGCGTACAAACAAATAATGGCAAGTATAATCTTATTTTGTGTCAACCAAAAGAAAAATTAAAAACGGCCAGATATAAATTAATGAAAACAAATTATTATAGTTTTTGGGATAAAGACTATCTGAATGAAATATTAGGAGAAGATGTTGGCCGTTTGGACTAATTGGGATCCTTTAGAAGAAGTTATTGTTGGTGATTGTTATGAACCCGGTTCACTAGATTGGTTGATACCAAAAGAAGCACAAGATAATTTCAACACGATATTGAAAGAAACTAAAGAAGATTTAGATAATCTTGCTTCATTTTTGGAATCCTTAAATGTTAAAGTTTACCGGCCAGATGTGACACAATATAAAAACAATATCAATCTATCAAACTTTCAAATTGCAAATCCCACAGCACCAATAGTTCCAAGAGACCAATATTTGGTTTATGGTGACACCATATATCAGACATACACCAGTATGCCGGATAGATATTTGGATAGTGTAAATTATTATAAAATATTTAAAAAATTATTTAATGACGGATATAATTGGCTGAGTATGCCACCACCAGTATTAAAAAATTTAGATGAAACAGATAAATGGTGGAACAAAGGAGATACAGTTTACAAAGAACTATCTAATCAACTACTATGGCATACGGCAACAATGTTTAAATGTGGTGATACCCTTATAGTTAATGATAAAGGTCCAGGAACATTAGATGGTTTAAGTTGGATGAGTAGAAATATTATTGATTCAAAACTCATTAAAAACAATAATACAACCATGAATAATTGGGGTCATATTGACCACGGTTTTTTTATGACAGATGATGATACTGTTTTCTGTAAAAACATCGATTGGGTACCAATATGTTTAAGAAATAAAGATATATATGAAATTGGAGAAACATCAGAAGATGAATCTGCTTCTATTTTTTGTGAAAAATATAATCAGTATGGTGGAAAATATTCAGCTGATTGGATTAACGAGTGGTGTGGTTATGAACAAAAAGTTAATTTTGATACGAATGTTTTAGTCATAGATTCAAAAAATATTATAACATCGGCTTACGTTCCAGAATTACATAATGCGTTACGTTCAAAAGGTATAGAATGTCACATTGTCAATCAAAGACAATCTGGTTTTTGGGAAGGAGGCATACATTGTATGACTTTAGATATTAAAAGAAAAGGTAATAAAAGGAAAATTATCAATGAATAATTCGTATGCGGCCGGATTAAATTTGAATATAGATCCAATAAATCCAGAGAAAAAAATAGAATTTGATTTAATGTTACAAGAATTCATAAATTCAAAAAATACTTATTGGTATGCTAAAAGTATAGATGTTGAATATATTAATATTGAATTTATAGAATTTTTAAAATCTTTAAATGTTGAGTTGATCGATAGAACGGCATACATATCAATACTACCTCCAGGAAAATCATGTAATATTCATATTGATGCAGTAACAGCACCACATAATGATTGTGTTTTAAATTTTGTTTGGGGTTCAGATAATCATGTAATGAATTGGTATAAATTAAATGACGATAATTATTCTTCAAAAGAAAATTTAATTCCATTTTATGACGAATCAACATCAGAAGGTTTTATAGTCAACGAAGATATGTGTACAAAAATATCTGAATATAAATTAATAGGTCCAACATTAATTAGAGTGGGCGTTCCTCATAATACAACCAATTTTCATAAAGAAAAAAATCGATTTTGTTTAATTTTTTTAATAAAGAAACTTGGAATAAATGATTCAAAAACACATATAACAAACAAAGGCCAGTACAATAGAGATATTAGTCATTATGGCGGTATTGATTTTGATGAAGCTTTAGAAATGTTTTCGGATTATCTTTTATGAATAATTATGCGATTGATTTAAATCTTCCCTTTAAACCTCTCAAACCAGAATCAGAAAGATTTATATCTGAAAGATTAAGTGATGAAAGTTTGGATAATTGGTCTTGTACATCAGTCGATATAAAATTATTTAATCCGGAGTTTGTAAATTTTTTAAATAAATTAGGATTAACTTTAATTGATAATAGTTTATTGTTTACAACCAAACCTAATGAAAAATCATTATTACATTATGATGGCGAAAGCCACCACAATTTTTGTGCTATAAACTATGTGTGGAATTCAAATAATCATAAAATGATTTGGTATGAAAATGATGACATAGGAAAAAAATATGGCATTTATGGTCCAGTAAATATGTTAGATGAAAGCAAAAGTAAAGAATTATATCAACACACAATAAATTGTTCCGTTGTTAAATATGGTATTCCACATCAAATATTTAATTATGATCCAAAAAATTTTCGTTTGTGTTTAACAATTTCAATCATTAAAAATGGTGATGAGGATGAAATACGTAACAAATTTGGTGGCCTTGATTTTGAAGAAGCCAAAACGATATTTGCGGATTACATCCAAAATTAATTAAATATACCACAAATAACCATTGACAAACGACATATATAATGTTATAGTATCACACATGCGGTCGGGGTATAGAACCAGATTAGGTGTCCAACTTAGTCACTTGGTGCAAATCCAAGCCACCGCTCCACTTTCTTGTTAATAAACTTTATCATGGCAAAATCAAAAAAATCTTCTTTGACAACCAAAACTGGTAAACCACTTTTAGGTCCTTTAAATATCAAACAACTTCAAGATATGCTGGAAAAAACTAGCAGACCAAAAGAAAAAGCAAAAATACAAAATCGTATTCAAATTCTGGAACAACGAGCAGTTTAAGGCCCCTTTAGTTAAATGGTATAACGCTAGATTTGTAATCTTGAATTGTTAGTTCGATTCTATCAAGGGGCACCATGAACAAAACAGATTGTTATTCCAAATTTTCAATAAAATCAACAGTAGTAAAAAATATAGAGTGTCCAGAAAAACCAGATTCTTCTTGGACAAAAGATTTTATTGGTTGGACTGCAATTGAAGTTAAAAAAGAAATTTGGATTGAAGAACCATTATTAAAATTAATTAATGAAAAGTTTGAGATAGAAGGTGCCGCTTTACTTAATTTGGAAGAAAACAAGACATATTTTTGGCATAAAGATGATAGTCGTGGGGTAACAATAAATTTATTATTAAATGCTGATTCACATAATAGTATCTCTTTGTTTGGAGAAATAGATACCGTTTTATCACAACAGCTTTTTATAGAAAAATTAGACTATCAAAAAGATTGTTTCTATTTGTTCAACACTCAAAAAAATCATACAGTTATTAATTTTTTAAAACCAAGATATGTTTTTAGTGTAGGATTTAAAGACGATAAAACCAAATTAACATATGAAATGATTAGAAATTGGGCAATCAAAAATAATCTATTAGAAAAGGATGAATAAAAATTATGTTACCAACTAGAGATAATATTATTGTTGAAAGAATTGCTGCTGAAAAAACAACAGCATCAGGTCTTATTTTAAAATCGTCAGATGAACCAGATAGAGGTAAAGTTATTTCTATTGGTCCTAAAGTTGATGAGGTGGAAATTGGTGATGAACTGTTATTAAATTGGAATAAAGCAGTAAAAGTTGAAGATGAAACTTATGTTATTCCAGTCACCGAAGTTATTTTTATTTACGGAGAATAATGTGAAACAATTAATTAAATTTTCGGCAAGTTGGTGTCAGCCATGCAAATCATTGGCTGGTAATTTTAAACATGTTGATATGAAAGATGTCGAACTTAAAGAAGCAGACATTGAAGAAAATTCTGAATTGGCCAATAAATATGGTATTCGTGGTGTGCCAACTATGGTATTACTTGAAGATGGTGTAGAAATCAAACGTCATACTGGCGTATTGATGGCTGATGGAATTGAAAACTTTATTCATAATTAATCTATAGCGGGATAGCTCAGTCTGGTAGAGCGATGGACTCATAATCCATAGGTCGTTGGTTCGAATCCTTCTCCCGCAACCAACAAGGAGATATTATGTCAGACGACAAAAAATTTCATGAAGAACAATTAAAAAAAGTTCGTAATCTTAAAACAGTAGGTCCTGCTCCTAAAACATCAAAACCAAAGTTTGTTCCTAAAATGACGGTGATGCGTAAAGCAGGCCGAGGAAGATAAAATTTAGTAATACTTTTGACATAATTTTATCTTATAAATAAGTTTTTTATTGGAAAAATCATGTCTAGAATATTATTCATACTGAAACGCAGAGAAGATTATAGTGCTACAATGCACTCTCATATAGGGCTAAGCACAGGCTTATATAACTCAGCCAAATTTATGAATGATATGATGGTTGATTCTGGTTTTGAATCAAAAATGGTTGTTGTTCCCGACAATAACTATATCGATAGGGAAGTATATCAATACAAACCAACCCATGTAATCATTGAAGCTTTATGGGTTGTACCTTCTAAATTTGCAGTACTGCAAAAACTTCACCCTAATGTAAAATGGATTATTAGATTACATTCTGAAATGCCGTTTATGGCAGGTGAGGGTATGGCCATGGATTGGTTAAATGAATATGCAAAGTTTAAGAACATCACTATTGCTTGTAATGCTCCACGAATGTTGCGTGAAATGCAATGGTATCTCGGTAAAGAAAAAGTAATTTATTTACCTAATTTTTATCCGCAAGACTACAAATATAAACCATTTAATAAAAATAAAGACGTTATCGATATTGCCTGTTTTGGTGCAATTCGACCATTAAAGAATCATTTAGTTCAAGCTTTTGCGGCTATTCAATTTGCAGAAGAAATTGGAAAAAAACTTAGATTTCATATCAACGCTGGTCGTATTGAAATGGAAGGTGATGCAGTTAAAAATAATGTTCGTGGTTTGTTTGAACAAATTCATAATACGGGACATCAACTAATCAACCACCAATGGACACCAAGAGAGGAATTTTTAAATTTGTGTTCAACGGTTGATATTGGTATGCAATGTAATTTTAGTGAAACTTTTAACATCGTTGGTGCAGACTTGATTAGTCAAGGTGTGCCACTTATTGGAAGTAAAGAAATTCCTTGGTCAAGCCGTTTTGGTAATTCGGATCCAACGGATAGTCAAAAAATTGTTAATGCGTTACATAGAACTTATTGGTTACCACAAGTCAATGTTAAATTGAATCAATATAATCTAAAACATTATACAAATAATACCAGAGAAATCTGGATTAAATATTTTTTTTAGGAGAATTAAATGCCACACCATGTAAAACGTCACCGTTGGATTAACGGAACATTAAACACATATACCACAGTTTTTGAATCTTTATCTGAAGCTTTAGTTTTTGCAAAAAAAGCACAAGGTGATAATATTAAGGTTTACAATGATGATGGTGAATGTGTTCATGAAGTTGCTACAACACCAACAAATACTTACGCTTAAAACTATTTTTAATAATCAAAATAAAGGTCTATATGACACAACCAAAAGTCAAAGGTGGTGTTCCTCCAATTGAGATTTACACCATTGTCGGACCTGATCCTGTTAAAGAACAGGACGCAAAACATGAAGATGAAGAATTTGATTATCTTGAAAAGATACAAAAATTAAGAGAAGAACAACTGAAGAATAATCCTCTTATGGACGCTGGTTATTAATTTTTGCTAATTGTAGTGATTTTAAAATT